ACCCTACTAAATTCTTGCATGGCTGGGACAGCGTTGGCTTTAACCCCTTTAGACAGACTGTTAGACTGCCTTGCCATCATAGATGTAGCACTCTCTAATTTAGAACGATGTTTGCGAAGTAAGTCTGTCTGCTTAGACATCTCATTCATAGAGATTTTACCAGCGTTCATAGCGTCTGAAAGTATTTTCTCAGCCTTTGCTAAGTCTCTAATCTCCTTTTCTAAGTCATCAAGGCTTCTCTTTACCTTTTTGTCTCCATCGACACCAAACTTAATTCTAAATTCTTCACTTGCCATCTTTCTGTTTCTTTTCTTCGAGGTACTTTCTCTGTGCCTCTAAAAGTGCTTCACGCATCTTATCTTTTCTATTCTCTGATACCCCTTTCTTTATTGGCCAAAAAGCATCAATAGAACGCTTCATTTTCTTAGGGTCGTTATGAGGTGATGTATAGACTATCCATGACAGTTCTCGTTGCATCATCAACTCGTACTCCCTCTCACGCCTAAACCCATGAAGCCTTATAAGAAACTCTGCCCACGACATCCTTTTCACGTAATCATACGAAGGGCATTTTAAGTCGAAAAGAGCAACCGACATTACATCAGTTGCCCAATCTATTTTTTTTTCTTTCCATCGCCCTCCTCAGCTTCCGATTTTGGCACTCCTTGAGTCATTGATTCTGTCCATTTGTTTATGAACTTGACAACCTGTTCAGATGAAATACCTCCATCCTTCTCAATCATCTCAACAACATCTTTTAGTGTTAAGTCGAAATCTTCACCTGCAATCTCAGTCTCAGTTTTTGCAGATACATAGATCATCTTAGGTAGAATCTTAAACGGATTCTTTTGCATCTTCTTACCTACTTCTTCAAGAGATAAGTTAACTTCTTCTAGGAAGTCACCTAAGAACATTAAGCCAAGTGAACATTTTAGTTCTTTCTCAGCAAATTTAAGCGTTACTGTCATCTTACACTATTGGGTCAACTGTTACAATACTACCATTCCCTGATATAGTTGCACTAAAAGTAGCAAACTCATCGCCAGTAGGTGCGTCAGCACTCAATGAAGTCAAGTATCCTGTACCGAAATAAGAAGCAGTATCAGCAATACCAGTAGCCATCTTCCAAGTAATCTCAGCACCAGCTTGAAAAATACTGTGCATATAATCGTGAGAAGCCTTAGTTGTTTCAGCACCAACACTTGTAGTGTCAATGTATTCTCCCTCAGCAGAAATCTCGTATGAATACGTACCTGCTGCCTTTTGTGATACTCCTGGGTCGCATTTTGTGGAAACTTCAATAATACCCATGCTCTCGCTAAGGCTATTTGAGGTTAGACAAGCAACTGGTCGATAAGCAGAACCATCATGTATAGACAGGATAAGCACATCGCCTTTAATAAATGTAGCCATTTTTTTTAATTTAAATTATACTATTTGATTGTTAATTCTAAACGAATAAATTTACGGAATATTACTTCTGATCCAACGTCAGTCGTTATATCTGCTGGGAAATTCATCGTCTCTGTTACTATCTCTAATCCACTAGAAACATCTAGCGTTAAGTCTTGTAAAGCGTTCCTACAAGCGTCTGTTATGTTATCTGCTAATAGCCTTGAACCATTATTACCAGCACCACTAAAAGAAGTGATAATATCTAATAATATAGATGATTCATAGAACCACTCACACTTATTTCTTTTGTCTACGTCATTAGTTTGAGTAGTCATTAAAACATAGTGCTGTGGCTCATCCTTCTGAGCGTCATACGTTACGTGAGTGTCGTAGCATGGTATAGCTATACTGTCAACTACAATGTTGTTTATAGCCTCCCATACTGCCTTTCTAACCCACTTATCTGGTAGTGTCTTATTCATAATTATATTTTTTCCATAAATTCAAATGTAACACCTCCGTTAGCTGGCCCACCACCATCCTTTTGTATTGTAAATATAAGATAGTCGCCTGGGAATAATGCAATTTCAGTCTTTTCACCAAACACAGGGTCAGTCTCGTATGTGACATTAGGAATCAAACGACAAGCAAACGTCTGAGCTGCTTTCGTTGAATCAAATGAAACTGCTGTGGTAACATTAGGGTAATCATACCAAATATATTCCAAATGACCATCTCCATAATCTGCCCATGATTGGTCGTTAAGAGTAATAGCTGTGGCATCTCTGGTGTAATGTACTTTTAGAACTCCTTTGGCATCAGACCAAGCAGTTAGTAATAAAGCTGTTATATCCCTAGTGTTTATACGCCCATCAGCCAACGTTGATTTATTGTGTGCTATAAGTACTGGGCAATCAATACCAGATAATGATAAGTCTGCCGTTGCAGTTGGAGGTGCTAATGAACCATAAGTTGAACCGTTCCCATTACCTCCCTCAGTGCTAACATCAACACAACCAAATTTCATCTTATCTGCATCACCTTTATTTATTGACTCGAAAGCAATAGGGAGAGCAGGGTTAAACATTGACAAAGTAGTTAGAGTTCCCAACCAACCAGTATTAAAAACCTCTTGTAACTGAATAAAAAACACATAGTTACCAACTCCCCTCCACTGATACTGAATGTCGAATACGTTACCTTTACTAAGGTCAATACCCATCTTAGATAATAAGTTTGTGTTTATAGGGAAACGAGTGTCGCTTGTAACTGAACTAACCGTACTACGTACAACAGCATATAAAACACCATTCTCAAGCTCAAAGAACGCACCAGCTTCCTCTGTGAAAGTTCCAAACCTCCTTATTTGAGTAGCAGATGGATTTTCAATAATTACTGCTGTTGAATATAAAACCCCCCTATTTGGCTCGTATCTAGGGTTTGCGTAAGACCTTAGTATTGTTGAGTCATCAAGCGTAGCACCAGGAATAATCTCCAACGCACCATCAACACTTGAACAGTTGGTGAAACCTGCTTGTTCGACACCGTTCAACTTCTCATACCATTTAGAAATTGGTATATTAAATGTAAACATACCACTAAACAAAGACTTGTCTATTACTGCTTTCTGTCTGCCCCACGCATCTATATCAAGATCATTCTTTAAGTGACCACTCTGTCCTCTTGCCATCTTATTTTATTTTTGTTAGTTTATTTAATGCCTTAGCACCCTCTTTTGCTATGTAACCTATCCCAGCTCTGTAAGCAGGGTACATAAATGGTCTTGGTCTTACGCCATCACGCAAGATACTCATAAATATTGGATAGGCTGCCTTGACATCTATTCCTAATCTCTTACACCAATCCTTAATAGCTTTCAGCCCCTCTTTAAATGACTTCTTAGGGTTAGACCTTATCGCATTAGCTATGCCACTAAACTCTTGTGGCACTTGCGTTTTCATACCTGTGCCAAACTCTACATACCCAGCATACTCAGCCCTATTACCAACTAAAGCGAAATCAGCACCACTCAAATCAAAGTACATGGATTGTTTAAGATGCCCTGTGCCTGTCTTAACATTCTGCCCTATATAACCAACAGCCTTACTGTGCATATATATAGCAGTATCATCAACAACCTCTTTGAAGATTTTAGGTGCTTCATCACCCATCTTCTCAAACTTCTTGAGTAACTTATCTCCCCCTATGACTTTAGCTGTCATCATAACGCTTCTATTAAATCTCTATCTGTCCAACCAAATACTTTATTTACTTTCTTATCTTCGGGTGCTTTACCCCACTTTGTAGGATTACCATCCTCATCCCACTCAACAGGAACATCTATTAGGTACTTACTATACTTAGCCTTTGTGTACTTGTTCTTTTCCTTGCCACCTTCCTTTTGCTTACCATCCTTGCGTAACCATTCGCCTACAACCTCTAGCTTATTATCGTTAGCGGAAAGGTATGTGTCAAGCAGATCCCAAGTGGGTTCATCACAGATTATGTTGTAACAACCGTCAAGCATCTCAGGTATTACTATGTGTGAGAATTGTAATTCTTGTTCTTCCTTTATTAAGTCAAGGTCAAGTTCTGTATATATAATTACATTTATCATCCCTTAGTTGCTAAAATTATTACTAATACTACTGCTGCTCCCCACGCTCCGTATAGAACGTCTAACCAATCCTTGACACCTTTCTTAGCCCACTTCTGGTAGTACTCAAATGCTATGAACCCTAAGACACAGAAAATGTACCCTAGAAATACTGCGTACTGACCTAAGAAGTCAAACCATATTGCTCTGTCAATGAATGGTAACAGAATCCCTGCTATCCAAGTTGCTACGATGTAGTGTTTAAGTTTGTCTATTCCTACTTGAGCCATAATACTTCTATTAATGTTATTACTACTGCGATAACTACCATAAATCCTACGAAGTACCACCAGTTTTTGAATATGAAAAATCTATCCTTACCTATCATGTCGTTACTGTTGTTAGTTCCTCATCCGTTAATGCTCTGTCATATACCTTTAATGCTCTTGTTCTGCCGAAGAAAGGTGATGTTGGTATTCCATCATTAAAATCTACACTATTTAATATATTAGCTGCAAATGTTGTTGCAAATACAGATGTTGCTCTTTCAACTCCATTAATCCATAAAGCATAATCGCCAGCCTTCCACTTAAAAGCCACCTTATTATTATCTGCTATATCAGATACATTGTAATTAATAATTACATTAGCAGTAGATGCAGACCTTTGAATCGCTTGTATTTGATTACTAGCAGTATTATATCTTATTTCAAGTCTATTAGCACCACTCCCATCATTAACAGATAGTTCTCGTATCGTCAAATCATCAAACAAAGCACTCCCCTCAAACAACAATGTACCC